AACAAATTCTGCAACCTCTTCAATGTCTGCCAGGACTGAATCTAATATGTTTTGGTAGCGGCTGCTAGACTTGAAAACGTCTTGTGCACTCTTGAGGTAGGTATCAACGAAGTCTTGGAAATCTTTGACGTTTTCTTCAGTCGCCTCTGGGTCGAGTGCTGCCGCTAAGAGGTCTGAATAGGTATCGGCTGCGGTGCTGAACCTGTCTGTTGCGCTTGCCGTTGAGTATTGCCCCAAGAGCAAGCCGGAAGCTTGGTCACGCAGTCCTTGAACCAGTTCAATAATATCGTCAAAGGTTCTTTCCAAATCACTGAGCAGCTTGTCAACCTGCGCTTGGCCTTGTTGCTGAAGCAACAGTGCGGCTTCTCGCTCACGTTCTTCGTTGAGCCGTTGAAGTTCTTCCTGTTGCTTTGCAAGCAAGTCATTCTGTGCTTGAGTTGCTCGGTTTGCTGAATCCAAAAGCTGAGTTCTCAGTTCCTCATCATTAACTAAATCCGCCAAGGCTTTTTGCTGCTCAATTGTGGCAATTGCCTCTTCATAGCGGAACTGGATTTGTTCTTCTGCGCTTAGATTTTGAAATTCAATTGCGGCAATGGAATCGGTTGCGCTTCTTTCCAAATCGTCAAGAGTTGCCAACGGTTCAGACAAGAATTCTGAAATTAAACCTGAAATGACAATTGAAGTCTTCTCGTTTACTTCCACAATCTTGTCGGTTGCGGTTTGAATTTGTTGATTGTAGAAGTCAGCAAAGTAGTTGGCTCCTCCTCCTTTTGGACCTGTTTGCGTTAAGGCAAATTCATACTTCTCAATCTCAGCCTGAAGCGGCTCAATTGCTTTTTGTGTCTGCTCTGTGAATCGCTCAATAATGTCAGAAAGACTAAGACTGTCTAAAAGAGCGGCTAACTCGTTAATCTTCGGTTGCAGCTTTTCCAGTGTGCTTTGCTCTTGCTCAATAGCTAAAAAAACCTTGTCAGCTTCAGCAAAAGCTTTTTGCATGGCAGTTGGTCCGGTTGCCTTACTGGAGCCAGGGCCAAAACCAAAAGCGTCTTCTAAATCTCTGGCAAGTCCACCCCCAAAAATATAACCATTTGGTCCAAGTCCTACCGTGTCAAGTAAGCCTTCTGCGGCATTGGTTGCGTTCTGAATCAAGGCTCCAATCAGTCGATTGATTGCGCTCAATAGGTCGCCCAGAATGTCCAGCAGTGGGTCAATCGCGTCAAAGAGGATTTCAAAGCTTTTGTCGATGGCAGCGGCTACTTTTTCGTTGCTGAGAATCAGCTTGAGCGCGGCTTCTGCTGGGTCTTTTGAATTCGCAATGTTCATTGCGCGGCTGGCGTTTGGTCCTGCGCTCGAAATACCAGAGACAATCGCTCCTGCGGTGCGGTCATTTAGGTTGAATTGTTCTTTGAGGTAGTTCGTGGCTTGTTCTAAATAGGTCAGATTTTCTTTGTTCTGCTGGAGTTCAATTTTTCTTTTCTGAATAATTGAATCTAAAAGCTTATTTTCTAAATCAAGATAACCTTGCGCTTCTTTGAGCGGCACATTCTGTGCGCCTAATATGTCAACCGTTTCTTTGTTTGAGTTGACTGCATCTGCAATCTGCTTTGCTTGGTCTTCTCTAATAAATAGAAGATCCTCTTCCAGACTTTTTAGCTCTTTTAGACTATTGATTTCTTGTACATAATTTGGAAATCGCCCAATTGATTCGGTAATTCGTTCGGCCCCAATTGTAGGAAAGGCGTATTGTGAACCAGAAGGCGCAGCACCTCGAATGACTTCATCTAAATCCCCACCTCCACCACCTCCACCTGTGGCTTGAGTGGTCAAGCCTAGGAAGTTCGAGAGTTTGTCAATGCCGCTAGCGAGTCCGTCAATGAATCCAGTAAAGAACTTACTTGCACCTAGCTTGTCATCAATGGCTCCAATCAAAGAAGTGAAGCTATTGGCAACTCGCTGATTCGCTTGCTCAATGGTTGAGGCGGAACTGTTGGCTTGTTGGGTTAAGGCGTTCTGGCTGGCAAGAATGGCGTCAAAAAATTTCTTATTACTGAGCTGTCCGTCTGTGACGAATTTTTTTAAGCCTCCTGCGGTAAGTCCTAGCTGCTTTTCGACTTCCTTGAGCAGATTGGGCATTCCGTCAATCAAGCTATTGAACTCTTCCGCTTGGACTCTTGGACTGTTCAAGGCTTGCCCAAGTTGCAGCAATGCGCCTTGTGCGGATGCTGCTGAAGTGCCGGAAGCCTTCAGTGCAAGTCCTACGGTTTCTGTAAGGTTGATGAGGTCGCGTTGACTTGCTCCCAGTTGCTCGGCAGCAATACGAAGGCGAGAATAAAGTTGTCCAACGTCTTCAAGAGGAAGAGCGGTTTTTTGTGCAACCTGGAAGAGTTGCTGCTGAACGGCAAGCTGTTGAACTAGCGAGTTGGTGGCAAGCTTGACACGGTTCTCAAACTGAGTCATTGCGTCAGACAACTGCGCTAGTTTTTGGATACTAATAGCAGCAAAGAACGCAACCAATCCGGCCTTGGCCTTGTTGATTGCACCTTCAAATTTTCTGGTGGCTTGTGCGGCTTTATTGAAGGATTGCGTGGATTGCGTCAACTCGCGTTGTAGACGGTCCAAACGATTGATGGCTTGCCGTATCTCTAGTTCTATTTCTATGGTAGAGGCTGCGTTCGCCATTTATCGCTTTCTTCGTGGTCTTGGGGAAGGTCGAGCGGTTGAAGACTTCTTCTTCTGCAAATCTCGTTTGCGCTCGTTCTCTTTTTTGCGGTGCGTGGTTACTTCTCGGTCAATCGTCACCAGTGCCGTGTAAACCTCAACCGTGTTGATTTCAGCACGTTTCAGATAGCAATCAATCGCTTCTTCTCGCAAGTAGCCAATGTCAAAACCTAAATCTCGTCCGCTGGTGTCTAGGTCTTTGAACGCCTGAACCGCTGCCAGGTTTCGCTCAGTGAGCGTCAAATTATTTGGACAAACCTGACACGGTGGCTCTTCGTCTTCGTTCCAGACATTCTCCGCTGATTTACAACACCAAATAGCTTGGTATCGGTCGCCAGCCTGAATGCCGTGTTCTGGTGAATCATCTGAATAAGTTGCTCGCTCAAACAACAAATCCAGATAAGCAGTTAATTTCCCTCTTCAGCTTTCTCGCGGCCTTGCGCCTTGTTCATCAACTCCATTGCCACATTTTGGGCAATCCTGTTTAGAGTTGCGTCATCCTGAAAGAAAGCGTTTTTGTTTTCATCGTTGCAGTCTTCATCTAATGACCAAGACTTGACGCAAGGAATGAAAAGCTTTTTCGCCCAGGTGGTTGAATCTAAATTCTTGCCACCTTTTTTCTGAGCGGCATTGATAGCTTCAGTTAGTAATCTTTGATGTGGCAGAGTGCAATGGAAGGTAAATTCCATTGATATTTCTTTATCAAAGATTTCGATTTCAACTTCGTTGAATTTGGATAATTCCGAAAGTGAAGGCATGAGTTGTTACTTATAGATTAATGAGAAAGCGGCTGCGTCTGTAGCAGAAGAGCCTTGAGTCAAGGCAAAGTCCACTGAAGCGGCTGCGGCACCGTCCTGCTCTGTTCCGCTGATGGAAACGCGAGCGGATGGAATGAAGATTTGAACAATTGAACCTGCCGTGTCGCCAACCTGCACACCAATGGCGATTTGCTCCAAGCGAGCAAACTGCTCGAATCGGTAGGCTTGCGCTGGCCTCATGACGAAATCAAATGAACCAGTGACAGTAATATCGTTGCTCACATAAGCCGCTGCTGGATACTTATTTCCAGTCATTTCTGCAAGTCCAGGGTCGCCAAGGTTCTTGCTGACGCTCATGCTGAAACCAGTTGCCAAGAACTCATTGGCTGAAGCAATCAGGCTTCCGGCTGCGGTGTTTTGAGCGGCTAAGTAAACTTGAGCGGCTGAAGTAGCGATTGGCTCAAAGGTGCTTAGAGTCGCGGCTGGAAGGTGAGGAACTAAATAGTCAGTGGCGTCAATGCTGAAAGAGTCACCAGAAGCAGCCTGAACTCCAACCGTTGCACCTGTTGTTGAAGGCGAGCTAATCGTTGCGGCTCCTCCGGTGTTTACCTGAGAGTCGCTTGAATCGTAAATGTCAACCAGTTGTCCAGCGAAGAAATAGTCACTGGCTACAGCATTGGTTGCAGGGTCTAGCGTCACGGTTGCGGCTGAAGAGTCCGTCACACTGACAGAAGTTCCGGTTGCGTTGACAGGTCCAGAGTAGCGGATTCTCGAAGCTCGACAGTTTGCGGACATGGTGAAAACACCGTCTCGCGTAATGTCTACGCTGAATCCTTCGACAACGGTTCCATTCGCCACATACAATTTATAGGTGTCGACCAACTGCGCCACCTGAAACGTGTCGCTGACTCGGCTGAAACTATAAGTGACTGATGTTCCACCAGAAACCGTCTTGGTTCCAAAGGTCTTGGTCAAGAGTGTGTCTTCGGCTGGTGCAGTTCCGGCTGAAGCTGAAGGCTTGACTAGAAACGGAATGTCAAACGTGGACCTTTCCGCATAATTCACAAAACTTCGATTCTGTAAAAGCCTTGTGCCAACCTCGGAAATGTCAGAAGTGTTGAACGTCTGGCTCAGTGCCAAAGGTTCGGTTGTGGTGAATGCGTCAGAAGCCGAAACTGCGACATAAGAGCCAGCAGTGGTTTCGGTTGTGATGTACGGTTGAGAACTTCTTAACCGTAGGTAACGATCTGGAATTGCCATTATGTCTCCTTGTTATTCGACATCGTTTTCAGTTGTACGGTAAAGCACTTCATACCGTAGCGTGGCTATGAAAAATTCACTTTCAGCAGACGCTTGCCGAATCTGCGTGTCAGTGATGCGAGAATCTATTGCCAAATTATTCAGCGTTTGGTCGTTCGCCATCGCTTCTTCTACTTCGACAGTCACTTGGTCCAGTGTGCTTTCTGCCGTGTTGCCTTTGGCTACGGCTTCAATCACTAGGTCGAGGTTGCGTTGCTGACGGTTTTGAATACCAATCTCTAGTCTCTCAACGGTTTCTGAATTCGCATAAATCAGCAGACCAGGAACTGAAGAGGTTGCGATTGGATAAGTTCTGGACTGAAAGACATTCGAGCCTGTTGTGCTTAGTCCGGTCAGTACGGTTGCCACTCGGCTTTTGATCTGCGCTCGCTTGTGTGCCATCAGACACTCAACATGATTTGCGTCATTCCGGTTCCATCCGGTTGAATTCCTCGAACGGTATAGCTTACTGCTGAAATGGTCAGCGAATCGCCATGAGCTAAACCGCTTACGTCAGCGGTTCTGGCTAGTAGTGTTGGCTCGGTGCTTTCCACTTCTGACTCGTCCAAATCGACAGCCAAGAAATCATTGTCAAAAATGCCTGTGAAAGTGCTGGCGTCTGCCTTCGTCACGGTTGTTCCGTAGTCTGCCAAAAGTGCTGTTCTATCAGCAGCGGTTTCAACACTCATTTGGCTTTAGGCTTTCGAGCGGTTTTGGTCGTTCGCGTTGTCACTGGTGGTGCCTCGGATTGATCTAGTCCTTTGGCCCGATTCTCATAAACAACAGCTTTGCCCATGTTGATCAGTTGATTTGCCTCAGTTGGGTCTACTGAAATGACTTGTCCAACTCGAACAGGTCCACCATTGGCAACTGTGCCGCGGATAATTTGAATCTTCATTGAAATATTCTCTGAAGTCGTTCGTTGTATGTCACGATTCGCCCAGGATTTTGCAATTGGTCCCGTGCTTCTATCCATTTACCTTGCTGGTCTTCCTGAACTCTTGTTGGTCGTTTATCTAAATCCCACTGATGCCAGTATCTGCGTGGTCCGGTGTAGAAATCGACTCCACAAATATGAATCTCTGAGTAGCCCAAATAATCCGCTGTCCAGAGTGCTTCTGGTCCTGAAAGCCGAATAAATGGGACAATCCCGCCATGAATGTCTTTGTCTCTCAGGTTCTTTGGGTCATGGTGAACAATCGCTGGTGTGTCGTACTCTTTTAGATGCTGAACCATCCTGACATCATGCGCGTAACACCAAGCCAACTCGCCAAGAAAAAGTAAGCCGTGATTATTGACTCCGGCTAAGTCGTAATCTCTTGAACCAATCCGCGCCTTGGCTTTGGCTAAATCGCTAGGCGCAGAAGGTCCGCCACAAAGTAAGATACAAGGCCGGGAGTTACCCCAGCCTCGCAACTCATCTAGCTGATACACTCAAGAAACGGTTACGTCTTGAGCTGCCGCGAAGCTTTCAGCATGAGCAACCGCAATATCCATATCTTGATAGAAATATAAATTTGTTGTTGCTGTTCCTGCGCTGCCGTATGGGTCCACCAGTACGTCGAGTGCTGAGAAGAAGCCGACATACAAGTCAGCGAAGTTTCCAAAAATCAGCGAGTACGGTGAGCTAGACGGTGCTTGAGTGGTTTGAACAACCGGATAACCAAGCATGGAATCCGGTGTTGGCATAATCATCCGCGAGTCAGTGCTGGAAGCAACCAGTGTCTGCATCAGTTTGCCCACAACTGCCGGATGAGTTACCCAGCGAAGGTTTCCAAGTAGAGCGTTGTCTTGACTGACTTCGGTCATAATATCAACGACATTGCCATAGTTTAAGTTCGCGTTGCCGCTGGTTCCACCAGAGGAAACGTCACCAATTCCAGAAGTCCCCAGGATTCCGGTTGGCTCATTACTTCCGCCACCTTTCAGCGCAACGTTGTCGATTTTGGCACTGAAGATTCTCACCATGTTGTTACGGATGAGTTGCTCCACACTTGGGTCAGATTGAATCATCAACTCGCGAGTCACACTGACTTTGTTAGCCAAAAGCTTTGGTGTCATGGTGACTTGAGCGAAGTCCGGCTCAGAATTCCCCACACTTCCACCTTCCGCAATGAAGGCAGCTGCGGTGCTTGTGCTGATTTTGGGAATCGCAACATTTCCTTGCAGACCGTTCAAAACGGTTGCGCCTACTTGTCCAAGAATGCTGGTTGAAATCAGTGCGTCAATGAAGCGATCACCTCGGTAATCCTCTGGGACAATATTGGCTCCTGCGCCAAAGGTTGCACCTGAAGCAGTTGATACTGTTCTGGTCTGCCATCCCCAATCTGGGACAAAGAAACCTTTAGGTTGTCGCTTTTGCGTCTTCGCGAGTTCCTGACTGATTTCCATTTCAAAACCAGCTTTTGACCAATCCTTCTGGTCAGCGGCTCGAATGGCTCGCACCAAGGAATAGTTGCGCTTTTCCTTTGGTGAGGCGTCAACAGAGAAACTGATTGGCTTGGAAGTCTTCTTCTCCAGCAGCATGGCCTGGAATTCAGCTAGGCTTTTTTCTTCCTGAAGTGCGCGAAACGCCAAATCATATTCATCATGTCGCTTGCCCAGCTCCAGAATCTGGGAAGCTTGGTTGCGGTATTCCTTCAACTGGTCTTCTTGCCGAACTTGAACATTCGGCTCTTGAACGATTTCTGCGGACATTTTCATCTCCTTATTTGCAGAATTGTCATTACCGGAATGTTCCGGCTCAAATGCCCTACCAACTCCAACAGAACTGTCGGCAGGAATGGAAACCATTGAAACCTCAAGAGGTTTGAACTGGTTGACTCTATAAACTGGCTTGTCTTTGTAAGTGTTTTCTTCTTTCGTCATGCCTTGGATTTGGTAGCCAATCGAAACGTTGCCTCGAATGCCGTCAACAACATCTCTGTAAACTTCTTCGGCAAGTGCGCTCTTTGAGAACCGGACTTGCGCCCTGAGTTTGTCCTTGTCCATGTATGCACGTTCAACCACTCCAATTTGTTGTCTGGCGTCATGGTCCAAAAGCAGTGGAGCCTTGCCGCTGGACATGAATTCCATGTCTACACTTCCGGCATTGTGTTCCAGCACCTCGTACCCAAATTCTCTTTCAACCGGATTCGTTGAAGATATGCTCATCATCACTCGACGGTCTGACTCGTCATCCATCATCCGAACTGAACCCATTCGGTACTGAGTCTGAACTGGTAAGTCTCTCGTTTCGACTTCTTCCGCTTCTCGCTCTTCCGGCTCTTCTGCGACTTGTTCCGCTTTGGCGAAGGCAACAATGTACTCGTCTTGCGTTTCTTCAACGTCGATGACATGTCTTTCAGTCATGCTTGTTAGATCCATTCTGCCTTTTGTGCTGAGTGGGTGCTTTTCTGGCAGCAAATCGGTGTCATGCTTGCCACTTCTAAATTTGAGATTTCGTAGGACATACAAAAAACTATTTACTCTGGCATATGCCCACTGTTCCGGTGACTTGACGCTTGGACGAACAGAAACCGGATTGGTTTTATAGGCGCCAACGCCTCTTCTAAAAACCGTCCCAAGTGTCCTGGCGTTTGTTCTTTTTCTGGCATCATCCCCAACTTTTTCGTTGTGTTCGTCCGCCTTGTTTTTTAAGCCTTCCTGAACTGCTCCGGTCAGCGGCTCGGCTCTTTCTTGTTTCTCTGCTGAACTCACGATTTTCTCTGACCAGCTTTTGCCAGCATCTCCACCCCATAGCGCCCAAGCAATTCGTCCGTTGCTTGGATAACCTTTTTCTCCTGGCCTGAATCCTTCCGCTTTTTTGTCAACCTCATGACGAGCAAAAAAGGATTTCATTCTCTTCACGGTTGCCAGTGGTAAACTCTTGCCGTTTGAAATGTCTCTGGCTCTTGCGATTCCGACAGACGTTCCGCCTCGTCCAAATTCTTTTCTCCACTCTAGGCCACGGTTGGCTTCTTCGACCATGCCCTCGGTTGGCTTGTAAGAATCCGCCACTATTCAACCTCTGGCTCAACTGGTCCGTGTGGACTGCCCAAAGGCTCAAAGGCTAGGCTGATTCCGTAGCGTTCCGCCATCAGCTTGTCGTTCTGCATTTGCTGGAAGACTTCCTCAACGTCACGCCCATATTGTCGCGCAACGTCATTCAAGCTTTTGAAGCCATTTCTAACTGCTTCAACCTCTGCCCGAATTTCTTTTGCTGGGTCTACCCAACTGAAGCCTCTGCCTCGGAATTCCAAGGTGTTGGAAAACTTGTCGTATCTGGTGATGGGAATCGGAATGCTGCCGCTTGTCATTGCCATCTTCAGCCACTCTTGAGCAACAGGCTCGCAAAGGTGCTGAATCAAGAAGCTTTGAAGCTGACGGTATAAATCTCGTTCTTCGAGTGCGCCTTGTCGGATGGAAGAGTAGCTGACGCCTTCAAGGTTGTTACTCAGGCTGGTGTAGCTAATCCCCAAACCGGAAGCGATGCCTCGCAAAATGCCTTTGTGAAATTCGGCATAAGCTGAAGTTGGATGGCTAGGATTCCATTCTTGAAACTGCATTCCAGCCGGAAGCTGTTGAATGCTTCCAGGCTCGCCAGACATGATTTGATTGCCGTCTGCTGCCTCATCCCCAATGAAGCCTTCACCATCTGGCGAAACCAAGAACCCCATCTTTGCGGCTGCGGTTCTTGCCGCAATCAGTTCAGCTTCTTCATAACCTGAGAGAATCCTCATTCTCGTCATTGCTGAAGCAAACCAACTGACGCCTCTCGTTTGCTGCGCTCGGTCAGGTAGGTAAATGTGCAGAATGTCGTTAGCGTCAACTCTAGTTCTTTTGTCGCTTCGTCTTTGTCCAAAATTATCGAATGGGTGGCCTTGGCCGAGCTTAAGGTAATAAGCCACTGGACCATCAAACTCATCAAGCTCAACGCCCATCACTACTCTGCGGCCTTGCTGTGCCGTCGTAAAATATTCTTCATCCAAAAAATCGGGTTCAAGAATCTGTAGCGCCAGCCCATCCGTCCAGTTCTTGCCTCTGACAAAGCGAATGAGAATTTCACCGTCTCTGGCGAGTCCCTGAACAACTAGCCTTTGAATATCTAGCCAAGAATGCTTGCGGCTTGCGGAACAACGTTTGCCCCAACGCTTCCAAGCTCGTTCGATGATTTCATTGCCAGCAGCATCCAACTGTCCAACATTTGGCTCGTTGAGGTTTCTTGCTCGGCTTTGTAGCTGAAAACCGTGTTCACCAATGACGTTAGAACTCATCAGTTGCAGGTACCGTCTGGCGTAATCGTCGTTGCGGCAAAGTTCTCTTGCTCTGTCTCGAATACGTCTAAGCGAATACTGAAGTTCTGCATCTGCTGAAGTGGTGGAGCCAATGAAATCAGCCAAGAATCTTGAACCAGCCGCGCCATCGTAGCGCCTTTTCTTGTGCTTTGGACTTGGATTTTCTGGCGCTGCTCTATGCACTCTATCGGTGAGCCACCACATTGCCTCGGCTATCATCCGGCCCTCCTGAACTCAACCTTCACCATGTTACCAGGACGTTTGCCGGAACGTGCGCGAGTGAGTTGTCGCTCTTTGGTGACTTCTTGACGGTAGTAATCGCGCCACTTCATAAGGTCTGTGATTGACAACTTCGTCAGCGAACGATTCCCAATCGAATACTCTTCAACGTCATTGTCTGCCCGACCTTCCAAAAGGCTTTGGATTTTTTCGAGCATGATTTCAGCGTGAGTTCTTGGGTCATGCGCTACGTCCGTGTCTGTTAAGACGTACCACTGGCCTTCGCCAACTTTGATTTTTTCTGAGTCGCTGGTTCGAGTAATCCAAGCTTGCCAATGAATGTGGCCTGTTGGATAGCTTGCGGTTGTGCTGGAAGAGACTTCGATGAAGTATTTGCTGTCTGCCTCGGTTGCGGTAATCGCGATTTCAGCAGACGAAGAACCGTGAGAACGTCCGTAATAGGTCAGAGAGTAGCTGTCTGGTGGGTAGTCAACAGCCAAGTCATCTCTGCGCCATAGCCAGCGTTCGCCAGCGACTAGGCGTTCCGGTTCAGTTGTGGGGTAATTTGTTCGGTCGAAGGAATTGGTTGCCATGCGCTACAAATAGCATGGCTAGTCAAGGCGGGATGTTCAGACTGTTACTTTTGTTTCTTTTGTTAATTTAGCGAGGCAAACAAGTCTAAACAGTTGGAATGGCTTTCAATCCGCCAGCGTCCGCCAACCTTCATTGATGGAACTCGTCCAGCTTCACACCATCGGTAAACCGTCATTGGTGTGACATCAAGCTCATGAGCTACTTGTTTTGGCGTGAGGTATCTTTGAGGATTTGGTCTTCTTCGCATTCTAAAACCTTTGAATCCAGTTGTTTGGTCTTCGCGTAGGTTTCAAAGTTCTTCTTCTTTGTGGCTCCGGTGATTCTGGAATCGTTGATTCCACTTTTTCGGTGATTTTAGCAGTTCTTTCCAATCTTTTCCAATCTCGAATGTTTAGCGAACTAAGTGCTGCTAACGCATAAACCAAACAGTCCAAAGCTTCGTTGCGTGGTCTGATTTTAATCCATTCGCGCCTTGGAAAGCCTTTAGTGTACCGAGTAACGATTTTCTCAGCGGTTAATTGGGCAAAGTATTCCTCATCCAAGTGTTTAGGAAAACGCAACGCTTCTGGTCCGCTTGCTATTCTGAGCCTTCCAAAAATCGACTGTTTGATGGTATCCACACCAACCGGAAACAATTTGATTCTGCCGGAATTGTTGCGGCTGGGTCTGCCAATTGGTGGCTTGCCCTCGCCACCTACGCCTTTGATTGCATAGATTCGCGCAGTTGTTCGGCTTCTGACGAATTCATAAACCGCTTGCGTGTAGTGTCCACCGGAGTCGATACAAGCGGCTTGAACTGGTAATTCGTGATTATCCGCACAACGCCAGCGTTCTCTCAGAAGTTTGTCGAGCTGCAACCAAGTTTGCGGTGCTGCTGGGTCAGAGTGCAAAATCTGATGGTCTAACACAAAGCCTTCGTTGTCCTTGCCAGTTCCTAAGAACGTTACTTCTAATCGGTCATCTTGAACGTCCACTCCTGCGGTAATCACCAAAACGTCTGCTGGCGCTGGTGCCTTGAAGACTTCTCGACGGTTGTACAAACCATGCTCGTCAATCGTTTCGCCTTGGTCTTCCCATGTTTCAGCTAAATAAACATTCGTCCAAACCTTCAGCCGCTCTGGGTCACTCTTGACTTCCAGAAATCTAGTCACCGCATCAACCAGACTGACCCAAGGCGAGTATAAGCCGCTGAGATGATAGCCTTTGGTTTTTCGGTGCGGATATTGTTCAACCCACTTGCCAGACTGCAAACTGGCAAGCCTCTGGCCTTCTGTCCAACTCGTTTCGCATTCCTGGCAAACGTAGTGTGCAGTGTCCGGCTCGTTGTGTTGCCAACGGACGTTTGACCACTTCAGCACTTGCAAGGCTTCACAGTTTGGGCAAGGAACTTGGAAAAAGGCTTGTCGAGAATCCGCAAAAGCTTTTTCAATGCGGCTGACGCCTTTCAAGGTTGGGGTGCTGGTTAGAAGAATTCTGCGAGAATGGGCAAAGGTGACGGTTCTTTGAATCGCTAAGTCTACTGGGTCGCCTTCGATTCCTGCCGAATGTTCAAAACGGTCAATCTCATCAGCAACTAAAAGACGAATGGCCTTGGAAGCCAGAGCAGTTGCGGTTGTGGCTGGTGCCAACGTGAGCCTTCCGCCTACAAAACTGCGGTGCAGCAAGGTGTTCTGCTTGTCACCTCGCTTTGGGTCTTCAATGATTCCTTCAAAACAGTCCGCATTGGCAAACAACGGTTGCAGTCTGTCCTTTGCAAACTGCTTGGCAAATTCGATATTCGGTAAGAGTAGCAGGATTGGGCATGGGTCTGACGCAACATGATAACCCAACAAAGACAAACAAGCTTCTGTCTTTCCGGTCTGCGAGGCAAACATCAGAACAACGGTATTTGTTCCGTCATCAAAGGCTCGCAAAGGTTCGCGCAGGTAAGGCGTTCGGGCTAGTGAGTAATAACCAGCCTCTGCCGCTGATTCATGCGTTAGCTTCCTGTTGGTTTCCGCCCAAGTCGGTATGTCCTGCTGAACTGCTGGCTTCCAATTCAGCAAGCTGCTCTGCAATCGCGCTACTAACGCCCATTGACCTGAGTCTTGTGGCAATATCTGTTGATGCAATTTCGGATTGGATTCGATTGATTCCATCAGTGAGTATTTTTTCAACTATTCGGTATTCAGATTGACCAAGCAACAAAGGCGAGAGTCTGGTTGGCATGGCTTGAAGTTGGGATTGTACAGATTCAAGAATGTTGACCAGCAGCTCAGTCGCAAAAGAAATGTCTACAACCTGACCTTTGGCAAGCTTCAACTTTAATTCCATCGTTTCAGCGTCCGCCTTCCACCTTCTGAGCTTTGCGTCATCAAGGCTGATTCCACCAGCAGAATATTTCTCGGCTCGTTGCTTTAAGAACCGGATATATCCGCGCACTGATTTTTGAGTGTCCCACTTCCCATGCTCAACCTTGACTAGCCAACCTTCTTTGTGCAACTGATTCAGCCGCTGAGTGGTCAAATCAAGGTAATAGGCTAG